GCCAAAGCTCGCAGAATGTATGATAAACTTGGAATCGACCGTAAAGGAAAACAGATAGACCACGTTAAACCACTTGAAGCTGGTGGTAAAACAACTAAAGGTAACTTGAAACTCATTTCTGTAAATGCAAACGAAAAGAAAAATCTCCATAAAAAAGGAGAAAAGAAAGGGAAGTAATGGAGATAGTCGATAACAAAGCACTTCTAGTAACAGTAAGAAACCCAAAAAGATTTACCGATGTAATACCAAGCAGTGTAAACCTAGGCGAAGTATCCGAAGGTATATACGAACTAATGGTTAAGTGGGACTACGAGAATGTAGATACGCTAACCAAGCTAGGCTTAAAAAAAGTACCATCTGTTATTGATAAAGAATATAGATGGGCAGGTAAATTCAAACCAATGGCTCACCAAAAAGAGACTGCTGGGTTCATCGTTAATAATCAGAAGTGCTTTGTTTTCAACGAGCAAGGTGTTGGTAAGACAGCAAGCGCGGCATGGGCAGTAGACTACTTGATGACCAAAGGTAAGGTTAAACGAGTATTAGTCGTCTGCCCATTGTCTATTATGAAAGCTGCATGGCAACGAGATTTATTCCAAGTCCTACCCCATCGTTCAGTAGGCATTGCACACGGCACACCAAAATCACGTCGTAATATCATTCAAGGTAACTACGAGTTTGTTATCCTAAACTTTGATGGTATTGAGATTGTGCTACAAGAATTAAAAGATGCTGACTTCGACTGTATCATTGTGGATGAAGCCAATGCACTTAAGTCTACACAGACACGTAGATGGAAAGCGTTTAAGCAGTTAGTCAAACCCACCACTCGCCTAGTCTTAATGACAGGTACACCAGCGGCACAATCACCTGAGGATGCATACGGCTTGGCTAAGTTAGTCAGCCCACATAATGTACCAGCGTTCATGAGTGGATGGAAAGACCTCGTGATGCAGAAGATTAGTACATTCAAATGGATACCACGCCCACGTGCAAAAGACATTGTATTCAAGGCACTGCAACCAGCTATCCGATTCACCAAAGAAGAATGCCTAGACCTACCTGACATTACATACGAAACGCGTGAAGTTCCTATGACTCCGCAACAAGCTAAATACTATGATGTTTTGAGGAAGCAGTTGTTGATTGAGGCGGCTGGTGAATCTGTGAGTGCAGTCAATGCGGCGGCAAAGTTAAACAAGTTATTACAAATCTCATGTGGTGCAGTGTACTCAGATGAAGGCGCTCCGCTTTACTTTGATATTAGTAACCGCTTGTCAGAACTAGAGGCTGTGATTGACGAGAGCCTAAAGAAAGTGATTGTGTTCGCACCGTTCACGCATACGATTGAAGTCATCGAGCAGTTCCTAACAAAGAAAAAGATTACCTGTGCTGTGATTAACGGAGCAGTATCGTCTAACAAACGCGCTTCGCATATCCAAAACTTCCAAGAATTACCTGACCCACGTGTACTGATTATTCAACCACAGGCGGCGGCTCATGGTATTACTTTGACTGCGGCGAACACCGTTGTTTGGTTCGGACCTACGTCAAGCGTTGAGACCTACCTACAGGCAAATGCACGTGCGCATCGTAAAGGGCAAGACCATAAGGTTACCGTTATTATGATTCAAGGTAGCCCTGCGGAGAGCCACATGTACACCATGCTGAATGGTAAAGTTGATTCCCACAACCAACTTATTGATTTATATAACAACATATTGACTGAAAAGACCGAATAAAATAGTTGACGACCTTGTATGATAGCGATACAATGGTTCCTGCTGTTTATATAAGGAGAATGATATGGCTGTTACAATCGATAAGTTGGTTGCTATTCATCGTAAGATGGAAGCGGCTATGGCTGAATATCAAGCCAAGATTGACGAGATTGAAGAACAGCGCCAAGAAGTTCGCAATACGATTCTAGAAATTATGAAGGAACAAAAACTAGAATCAGTGCGTACTGACCACGGCACTGTTACCAAAGGAGTCAAAGATAGATACTGGTCAAATGACTGGGCGGCATTATCTCAATACATTATTGAGCACGGTGCTGTAGGGTTACTGCAACAACGTATCCATGAAACAAATATGCGTGAATGGATTGCCGCGCATCCGAATGATTTTCCACCTAGTCTGAACATCGACAGGGAGTTTGGAATTACAATCCGTAAACCATCAACAAAGAAGGAGCTGTAAATGAGTGACGTTCAAGAAACGCCGTTGTTAAATATTGAACAGGCATCGAAGTATATCCAATTAAGTACTGCGACTTTGGCACGTATGCGAAAGGATAACAGCGGACCAGCGTATGTTAAGTTGGGCGCTCGTGTGTTGTACCGTAAGACAGATTTAGATGCTTACATCGAATCTAAAATCAGCCAATAAAGGAGAATGAAATGGCAACAGAACTATCATTATTTAGTGGTAATGCAGTACCAGCCCACATCGCTAATCGTGAATTAAGTAAAGCGACCTTAGCGCTAGCCAGTGCAGGTACTACTACAAAACGTATCTCTATCGAAGGCGGTGTATTCCGCATGATGGTAGGCGGTAAAGAGATTGCTAAGAACACAGACCGTTCAATGAATGTAGCTATCGTTAGTACAGCACCAGCGAACAGCCGTATCTATTATGACCCAGCAGTTCCATATGTACGTGGTCAAGCATCTGCACCGACTTGCTCATCAACAGATGGCGTTAAACCAAACCCAGGCACTAAGGCACCACAAGCGGCATCATGCGCTACATGCCCACAGAACATCTCAGGTTCAGGTAATGGTGAATCACGCGCTTGCCGATACCAACGTCGCCTAGCAGTTGTGCTTGAAGGTGATATGTCAGGTGATGTGTACCAAGTTATCTTACCAGCGACATCTATCTTTGGTCGTGGTCAAGGCACACAACAATTGCCATTAGAAGCCTATGCTCGTATGTTGCATGGTAACCGTGTTGGTGTTGACTCAGTAGTGACTAAGATGGAATTTGATACAGACTCATCTACACCTAAATTGGTATTCTCACCAGTACGTTTCTTGGAAGAGAATGAGCAAGCTATTGTAGACCGTCAATCTGATACACCTGAGGCAGAACACGCAATTGGTTTGAACGCGTATCAAACTGATACAGCATCAAGTGCTCCAGCTATTGCGGCGCCAAAACCTACTACTACAGTGGATACTACAGCGGCACCTAAAGCATCAGGTTTCCAACCAGTAGCGGCACCAGTGGCAGATGAAGAAGAAGCTATCCCTGAACCAGTCAAGGCTACACCAGTTGATGCAGATGCACGTTCTGCAAAAATTGCAAATGTACTAGACGCATGGGGTGACTAGTTTTATAATTCGTACACCTGCCCTCTCGGGTAGGTGTATTTTTTACGCCTTCGGAGAATAACAATGCAAACAAAACTAAAAGATTTTACAATTCATGAACTTACAAGGCTCGTAGAAGCACGTTCAGAATTAATCAAAGATTTACAAGCAGAAATTAATATCTTTACAGCTGAGTTAGAATCACGCCAAGACCCTAATCACCCAGTTCAACTAGAATTATTTTAACAAAGGCACGTTATGAATACGCTTATTAATAGCGTGGTGCCTTCTATTGGGACCTACTGCCTCACTACCATTCAAGGTAAAGCGATTGTACAAACCTTTTACGACAGTAAAGATGTACTCGTAGCCGCTGGTATTGACGCGTCAGCGCAAGGTAAAAACGCATACTATGCTATGGCATCGTTCAAAGATGCAAGCACACGCACACAAGATAATGTGTTGCGCCTCAAAGCGTTTTGGCTTGACGTAGACTGCAAGAACAAAGACCCCCTAAAAGACTACGCAAACAAACAAGATGGTATCCTTGCCATCCAAAACTTCTGCGCACGTCACTCGTTCCCTCGTCCTACTATCGTTGACTCAGGCAATGGCTGGCATGTTTATTGGATTTTAGACACCGAAGTTACAAAAGATGAATGGCAACCTGTTGCCGACAAACTAAAGTCATTATGTTTGAATGATGGCTTACGCATTGACCCAGCATGTACAGCGGATAGCGCTCGGATTTTACGTATCCCAACCACAATGAACTATCGCTTTGACCCACCATCCTCAGTTGATTTAGTGATGGAAGGTAAGCCTGTTATGTTCGATGCCTTCAAGGGTTTGATTGACCTAGGCTTCGCGACACTGAATATTAAGCCTACACTGAAAATTGCTGGCACACCTACAAAGAAAGAAATGAGTGCTGTCACTAAGGCATTGATTAACAATTCAACTTCATCGTTCAAAAAGATTATGAAGCGTAGCTGTGCAGGTAACGGATGCGAACAGTTGTTTCATGGTGTGACTGAGCAAGCTACTATTGATGAACCTTTTTGGAGGGCTGTGCTGTCTGTAGCACAACATTGTCATGATAACGATACAGCAATACATTTGGCTTCTAATCAGCATCCTGACTATGACTTCGATGCTACTGTGGCGAAGGCTGAACAAACGAAAGGTCCATATACTTGTGCTACGTTTGATTCTTTGCGCGGTAATGTATGTCATAACTGCCCTAGTTTTAATAAGATTACTAGCCCAATCCAGTTAGGTACAGAAGTCCTTGCAGCCACTGCGCCAGTAACGGTATCTACTGCACCAGCACCAGCGCCTATTCAAGTAGCACAAGTAGCACAAGTAGCACATCAAGAAGAATTAGCGGACATAGAGAAAATTGAACCAGTTGATACAGCAAAGATTGATGCTTCACTTGCAGCTTTTTATAAGGACAAAGACAAGGTCACAATCCCCATCCCGCCTAAACCGTACTTACGAGGGCAGAATGGTGGGGTATATAAACAAACTAAATTAGAGGACGGCACGTTTGAAGATGTGATGATTTATCAAAACGACTTCTATGCGTATGCTCGTTTAAGAGACCCCGATGAGGGACAGGTTTTGGCGTGTAGACTGCACTTGCCATTAGACGGTGTTAGAGTATTTAACATCCCATTAAAATCAGTAGGTTCGAGAGACAAGCTGAGAGAAATAATCTGCAGTCAAGGTGTAGCGGCTAACGACAAAAAGATAGCGGAGTTAAGCAACTACTTATTAGCATTAACAACGGAGATTGAAACTATGCAACATGAAGAAAAAGCAAGAACCCAAATGGGTTGGCAAGAAGATGGTACGTTTGTACTAGGCGCACGTGAGTACTCTAAGAATGGTATTCGCAATTGTCCACCATCAAATGCCACAACTAACTACCAAGCTATGTTCCGTATGGAAGGCGATATGGCTAACTGGCGCAGGGTGGTTGATGTATACAATGCCCCAGGATTTGAAGTCCACCAGTTTATATTCTACTTGGCGCTAAGTTCACCACTACTACGAGCAATGGGGCATCCTGGGATGTTGACTACGCTTATCAGTGATGAGTCAGGTATTGGTAAAACAACTTTAGGTATGTTGTGCAACAGCGTATGGGGTCACCCACGTGAAATGCTTTCTATGCCACACGATACAATCAATGCAACAGTTAACCGCATGGGTGTATTCAACAGCGTATCGCTATTCCTAGATGAGTTTACTAATAAGACACCTGAAGTATGTAGTGACATTGTTTATATGGCTACGATGGG